TCATTATTTTATGTTTAAGGATTCCTCTTAGGATAATTGGATCTTGAGAATCTGCGTAAACAAAATCTTCTGTTGATATTGGTGCAGTCTTGCATCCCAGGGCAAACAAATTAATGTACTCGTCCTCCCCGTCTTTACTTAGAAAAATCATAGATTGCGCTGTAGACAGTAATCGGTATAAATGCGTTCACGGTGCCATTCATCTCCCATTGGAGTAGTAGCAAAGTCGTGGAAGCTAGGTGTTCCTAGTGTATAGTGCAATAATTTTGCATCTTGGTTCGCGCCAAATTCATCGGGTAGCCAGTTCCATACCTTAGGCAATTCCCCAACTAACTCATCAGCAAGCCAAGTAAATCTATGAAGTTGGGCGCCTGTAGCAGTTTCAATAAATTCAGGTGTTACTACTTTATTTGCAGCATGACCACAATTCCAAAGAATAACACTTGACCAATTCTTTCGAGGATAGTTTTCGTTTTTAGCGCCAAGGTACTTTTCTGTCATCTTGGTTTTGTAATCGTGTTTAACTACCATTACTGCTTTACTGTCGTCTCTAAGAGCCCATAATTTTTCAATATCGTCACGGACCAACATATCGCCATCCATAAAGATTGCCCAACCTTTATATTCCATTAGATGTGGAACAAGGAAACGACTGTAGATAAACTGATTACTACCGTCGGTATGCGTTTCTTGATAATCTTGCATGTTTTTTAATGCAAGTGGTGTAATCGAAATTGGTTTACTAGAATGCCTGATTATACTGTTAGCGCATACATGATATGCGATAGCTTCTCGATGATCGTAACCGATAAAAATATTAATCATTTTCTTTCTATGTCCTCTTCTACACAATTTTCACCATATTGAATTTCAATAACTCGCAAGGGTTGATCTGTCTCATTGCATAACTTATGCCATTGAGTTGTATTAATATGTATGTGTTGATGTTGTGTATATTCGCCTAACAGATCCATGTCTGAGCTGCGATCTATAGTATAGACTGTGGCGGTGCCTTCGGCCACAAACCAATGTTCTGCACGGTCTTGATGACGTTGCATACTGAGGCAGGTCTTGGGATTGACCGTGAGTTCTTTGAGTTTGACATGATTGTTAACTTCATGCAACACTCGATAGTATCCCCAAGACCGGCCTGTCTTGGGTGCTCGCCATTCATTAAGTATCCAAGAACTACTATTGGCTTTGTTCTCTCCGCCGACTCCGAACACAAACTCTACATCTTCAAAGACCATTTCAGGAATGTTATCTTTGGTTCTGTCACCGCCGTTAGCAAATACTATTTTATCTCTAGGAAAAAGTTCCTGTACTTGTCTAATAGCATCTATAGCACTATCATCATTGTCGGTAAACTCTATTACTTTGTGTACTTGATGTAAGTTTTCAATAATAGCTTTGCGTTCAGCGGCAGGCATAAATGCTCTGCCTTTTTTACGTGTGAGCCAAGCATCGCTGTTAATGCCTACAATCAAAAGATTGCCTAATTGTTTTGCGGCTTTAAAATATTCAATATGACCACTGTGTAAGGGGTCAAATCCACCTGTAACTAATATTATTTTCATGCAGATATTTATCTGCATATATTATACAGTATTTAAAGACTGGCGTCTTCTAGGCCAGCTGTACGTAGTTTTACAATATTGCTTAACTGCCATTGTTTTATGTCTAGAGCCTTGATAATGCCCAACCATTTGTTGCGTAGCAAGGCAAAATCATTGATAATCTTTTCGAAATCAACAACATCAGCTTCGCCTTCGACAAACTTTTCACAGTCTCTAGAGCTTAACTGACGTTGATAGGTTTCAAGATACTTGCGAAAGTGTTGACTGCGGAGTCTACGAAGTTCGATATTGAGATATTCTAAAATACCTTCAATTTCTTGAAGTTGGTTAAATCGATTTTCTACAATGCCAGGCATCTGTGCAGAGGCTTTTTCAATGTTTCCTGCTACACGGACATCTTGTTTTGCATGAATTAATTCAGCTTCATAATAGGCCACAGCATCTGGGATATTTGAGATATCTTTAGAAACACGATCGTACCAATTCATTTATTCCTCATCTTCGTAACTATCTTCATCCTCAATCTCTTCTCCGTCAATTGCATAATCAATTGCAGTATCAAGATATGTGTCAACACCTTTGAGGCCGTCAAGTACGCTTTCTTTGATACCATAATCTATTAGTGTATTAACAAAATCTGCTGCCACATCTTTACGATGTTTCTCAGGAATGTGTTCTAACACCAATGTCCAAATATCTGCAATTAAATCTTCTTTCATTCAGTGACCTCCAAGTCTGGTTCAACTGTAGTAGTTATCTCAGAAGTGGAAATTTCACCGTGTTTAGAAATGTCTGCCATTGCAATGTCGAGACCGTCTTTTTCGTTGCGTTCCCAGGCCTTGCGGAACTGCTTGATGATCTCACCGTCTTTGGTAGTGTAGACAAGACTATTACCTTCCTTCTTGAGCAGACCTTTGGCTTCGAACAAGTCGACTAATCCACTGTATGGACTCATACCTGTTTCATAAGGAATCTCAACCTGTACACTTTCAAACGGCTTTGCATAACGAGTTTTCATAATCTTACAAGCTGCACGAATACCTTGTACAGTTGTAGTCTTGTTGCCGTCTGCATCAAGTTTCAATTTTAATTTACGCATAGCAACAACGATCGAACTTGCGTAGATGAAACCTTGTCCACCGGAGATCTTGTCATCTGGATCAAACATATCTTGACTTGCGTAGGTGTGATTGGTACATACCATACCAATGTTGTAGGCGCCAAACATATTAACACAGTTGCGAACCAGTGCTGTCAATGCCTTAGGCTTACGGCCCATATCACCTTTCATATCACCAGCTTGGAACTGATTAACGTCTGTAGGCGTCAACAGCATACCTAAGCTGTCTATGATAAACAAGATCTTGGGACGATCTGCTTCATCCATTGTTTTGTATTCTGCAATAAACTCTGTGATAGTCTTTGCCACGTCATCAATCATGGCCATGTTAAGTTTTAACAACTTGTCTGGACTTGTATCAACTCCGAGAGCGTGTAACCATTTTTCATCTAGCGCATTTTCTGTATCAATCAAGATAGGATAAATGCCCTGTGCTTGTGCGTTCTTGACTAGATTACCTGAACAGATAAAACTTTTACCTGCACCACTTTCACCCGCAAACACAGTTACCTTGCCTAGTGGAATACCACGATCAAAATATCCACTGATAAGATAGTTTAATGCGTAGTTGTTTGTACTGACCCAGTCTGTTGGGTCGTTGAAGCCAATACTTAAACCGTCGATAGATTTAGTAATTGACTTTCTAAATTTACTGATATCGAATGCTTTTGCCATTATTCACCCTTTGGTAGTTTCTTTGGACTTACAACAATGTCAGTACGACCAATTGCTATAAGCCAAGTGTTTAATCTATTAATTATAACAGAATCATCCTTGGGGTTGTCAAATCTAACATCAATGTCTGCTACTGTATCGCCTGTTTGGTCTTCTCTGCTGTTAAAACTTAGAGAGAAGTTCTCATTAATTTTTTGTACTCTTGCCATTATTATTCTCCTGAAATGAAAGAGAGTACGAGCGCGGGCTCGTACTCTTGTCTACAACGATTTACTTTTGACGGTTACGAATCATCGCAAGAATATCTTGCGCACGACTTGCACTTTCACCAGTAGGTGCTGCTGATGCTGCTGGTGCTGCTGCCTTTACTGCTGGAGTAGCAGGCTCTTCCCAAGGAGCATCTTCTTCGGCTGCGGCTACTGGAGCGGCTACTGCGGCACGTGGTGCGGCAGCTTTATTGGGATCACCTGTTGCTTGACCCATACCTGCTGGTTTGAAGTATTGACCCCAACGATCCATATCATATGCTTCACCGTCAACTGACGCTTCAAACATTTCTTTCATGACCTTGAGCTCGACGTCTGTTGGCTTCTTGGGCAAGAAGTCGCTGAGATTATGTAATCCAAACTGTTCAATTGCTGCTTTGTCTGCATCGGCAATTGCACGTTCACGACGGCTCCACTTTGAGGTAGAGTAGTCAGCAAAACCACCTTTGCTAGTTTTAGCAATACGGAAGTCAACGCCACGCATGTAGTCAGTTGGCAATTCTTCCAACTCTGGATCCATCAGTGCTGAACGGATAATTTGATAAATCTGTGGACCGATAATGAATCGACGGATAGGATTCTCTGGAATTCTATCTTCCTTAATAGGATCTTCTACCACAAACCCTTGAAAGATGTATGAACGCTTCTTCCAATACTTACGACCCATTTCTTCCAGAGCCTTGTCTTTAAACCAGCCACGAACTTCTGTCAGGATCGGACAGGCTGTACCGTCGTTGTACATTTCTACACAAGGAACCTGTACCTGCACGGCTCGTGAATCTGTTTCACCTTTGATGCCTGCGAACGGCAATTTGATCATTGCACGTTCTACCCAGAAAAACGTATTGGCTGAATTGCCATCGGGTAGCAAACGGATAACCGCTTCTTTGCCTTCTTGCATATTCCAATGTGGGTAAATTGCGTTGTCTCCACCGCCTGTGGATTGTCCTGTGGACTTTGATTGTGCTTCTTGAAGTTTTGCACGGATTTCTGCGAGAGTTGCCATTTTAAATGCCTCCTATGTTATGCCTAAAATGTTTATATGCCTTATGCACATATGTTATTATGCGCTTTTTATTTAGCAAGGTCAATGATTTTTTGTTTATTTTTGATTTTATTTTGCCAATAAAAAAGCCCAGGGCTTAACCATGGACTTCTTTATATTTGGCCATTGCTCTTTGTCTAGCCAGCCATAATCTAAACTTTACATAGTCTGATAGTTCGTCATCTTCAACTAACTTGCCAAACTCTGCGCTTCGTCGATTACGGCCATAAGTGACCTCATCGTCTATTATGAGGTCACTGTCTTCTAAATCAAATTTACTTCGCTGGAGCAGCGGCTGGCTTTGCGTCTGCTTTAGCTGGCTCTTTCTTAGCAGGCTCACTTTTTGCAGGCTTTTTCTCTTCCTTCTTGGCTTCAACCTTAGCTGGTGCTGCTGGAGCACTTGCTGCGGCAGCTGGTGCTGCTGGCTTGGCTTCTTCTTTCTTGGCAGGTGCTTGTGCAAATGCTGATACTGCGAACACGGTAGCGAGGATTGCGATTGCTGATTTCATTTTAAAGTTTCCTTTTGGTTAAGTAGGAATTTCTACCCCTACATATATATAACGCGGTAGCCTGTGAATTCGTTGACAATCAATTTAGCCAAAAGAAAGGGCACCTAAGTGCCCGATCTGTTTAGCATTAAATTTTAATAGCCTGCCAATTCTCTAATACGAGCAAGTTCTGCAATCTGCGGATCTTGCTGTTGTGGTGCCATTCTTTCTACCATTTTGCGAGCAACCATTTCTGCTTGTTCACCAAACTTCTTGCCTACCATAATAGCAACGCCTTCTGGGCCTTTAGGGAATGTACCTGATTCACGATCATAAAATGTATGAACAAATTCTGCTAACTCTTGAACATCCATTTTAGACTGCATGCCTCGCTGTGCTAATGCTCTAGCACTATCTCGGCCTGTTCTGTTAGGATTGTTGGGCTTTTTAAAATTTGACTTTTCATCATCTGCATCCCAAGGAGGAGAATTGTCGTCATCATCTTTTTTAGATGGTTCAGTATCAGCTTCCCCCATACCTAGTTCTTGTTTTCTACGTGCTAGCCCAGCGGAACTGGTTGGCGATTTTGTTTGTTCGTCATCCATATCCTTGGTGCTCATTTTCCAATCATCGTCACCTTTGGCTTTTCGCATAAAAGCAGGAACATCGCTTTTATTTGGACCATCGGATCCCTCTTGTGGTGCTTCTGGCGCTGTTATATCACCCCCTTGGTCAGTCGCCGGCGCTTCACCTTCTGGTGGAACAAAATCTCCGAAGTCTAATTGTTCTAGAGTATCGGGCGCATTTTGCTCTAACCATTCTTTTATCAGACCTCTTACACAGCTGTCTGGATCTTGTTTTGATTGTTCTTTAATTTCTTGAAACAATTGTGGATCTTCAATTATGCCTTTAAGGCTTTCGATAGCGTTTGTGCCATCTACACCTGCTGGAAAATGTTGTCCTACTAATTCTTGTAATTCTCTTACTGCTGCTGATTTTTCTTCTTGATCTTCGCTAGCAATTGCACTAGCTTCGCCTAGTCCCATTGCCCAAGTTTCAAACCTAGCAAATGGATCGTTGTAATTTGCAGCAACCTCGTTTTCTACTACGTCTGGTTGCGTCATTTCGACTATGTCGTCATAGCCTATTTCGTTTTCTTTCATTATTCTATATAGAACAGGAAATACTGATTTGATATCTTCTTTGAAATTTCTTACTGTAAATTGATCTGTGTACTGTTCTACTACGTCTTGTGGAATCTCTAAGGGTTCCATTGCCTGGAAATTTTCTTTGTATGCCTCGTAATGGCCTTGCTTGGCCAGTGCTTTGATTTGTTCTCTTAGTCCATTTAGATATTGTGATGATCGTTCTACAATAGAGTTGTTCATTGAATTCATTAGATCATTGCGCACAACATAACTTTCAAAACTTTTTAGTTGCGCAATTTCTTCACTCATACCAACAATGCTTTTTCCAAGTTCGTCATAGGGCAATCCGCCATTGGCTACGTGACGTTGCATAGCACGAGCACCAGCTAGGTGGATAAAAGGATATTTAAATCTTTCACCGTCTTGATTTTCCACAAACAATGCACCGATGTTTCTTGTTCTACTACCAGGGGCAGTGTCGTCCATAACTGCCTTGCTGTGTTTGATGATTAAACGTGTGTCCATTAATTTTTGGAAGCTGACGTTCTTGCTGCCATACATTGCGCTTTCGCTCATAATTGATTCTCCAACGGTGGGGGGTGTATTTGGTTGTGATTGTTTTGGTGCATTGTATTGACTTAAAAACTCAAAGTCTCTACGATCTAGATTGTCTTTGGCAATATCTCTAGTATCAAAACTCATTAATCTTCTTTTGGCAAACAACCGTAATTCTTTTAAGAATCCATACCAGCCTTCTTTCTGTAAGGTATCCATGCTTTCTGTTATTCCTGTACTGAAATAAACTTTAATAGAATTATCCTCCGCCAGGCTAATACTTACATGACCAATAGCTGCTTCGCCGTCTTTGTAATCAAAATCAAAGAATCTTGCTTCTTCGGGATTGATAGTGATAGCACCTGTGTCGTTGCCTAATTTTAGGCCAGAAAATCTACTACGTATTTTGTAGAATAGATCAGTGGCAATATTGTTTGTTGCATCCATAGTTATATTTATCAAAAGCCGCTGCTGACAAAGATCGGCATTGGCATTTGATCTTCTGTGAGTTTTTCAGTCATTTTTTCGTAGATCTTAGGATCCCAGTCGCTGAGAATAGTGGCCATACGCAGTATCAGCAATGTTGCACTCACAAGATCATCGTGTTCTCCGGTCTTGGCTCCAAATCCTACTCCGTGAGCTACAAAAGTTTTTAATTCAGAAATCAAAGGCTTGCTATTGATCTTCATCTTTTGTGTTTCTAGCATATGTTTGAGCTGACTACAAGTGGTTATTTTTGTACGGTGTGTGGTATTGAATCCTTTACGGAATTTTCGAACGTGTCCCTTGCGTATAGGTTCACTTAGAAACAGTCCGGGAAAGTTTTCTTCGCCTATATTATTGATCACAATCAATGCAGCTTCGCCCAAGGTATTATTTTCTACACTGTAGTAGATCTGCGAACTTGCACCGCCTAGTTCTGTGCTTCTGTCTTGAATGTATTTGCATACTTCTCTTAGGTGTTTTACTTGAGTCTGTATAGGAGTTAGATTATGACGCCACTCAGCTACCTGAATCATACTGGGCATTTCAAACACCTGGATGGCAGCATAGTCTCCACCAGTACCAAGACTGGGATCCAATGAAACTAGATAGGTACATCTAGCATCAATTTCTTTATACCACCGTGTTTGTCCCATGGTCATTATGGGATCGATGCCTTTGAGTTCTGCAAGTTTAACAGCATTAATCAGTGTTTCGTCAAAGATCAAAAATTCGCAATCAAATTCTCTACGAAATCTTTCGTCGCCTATTTTGGCTCTTTCTGTTTGAGCCCAGGCGTCGTCGCGATCAGGATGTTCATTCCAGTGTGCAAAAAAGCTGTGAAATCCGTTTTTGCCCAATTCAGTTTCATTGCCAAATTCATCAAAACGGTTTTGAGCTTCTGTCCAAATAAGTGCAAATTGATCTTCATCTGAGTTTGGAGTTGATGTAATAATACATTTACCACCTGTTGACAGAGTAGGTGATAATGCAGTCCAAAACTCTTTGGCTTTTTCTGGCGGTTGCACAAATGCAAACTCATCACAATAGATCAGTGAAAGAGATTTACCACGACCTGTATTTTCTGTTGTGGTTACTGCCTGTATACGAGCACCGTTGTCATATTCAATGGTATTTCTGTTGTATGAATAAACACCAGCACGAATAAAATCAGGAAGATTTTCATAGCCAAATCGATACCTATTCATGATATCCTGCGCACCTTCATACTTGTGAGCCGCAATTAACACCTGAGCTTCTGGCACAAACTGTGTATACCATAGTAAGTATCCTGTGGCACAGGTGGTCTTACCCATCTGACGAGGCAGCATACCAATAGACTGTTTGTAGTTGTGATATGATTGAATCAATCGTTCTTGGTACTCGTAGGGCACAAACGGAATTGATCCACGAACAGGATGTTGAATCTTTAAAAAGTTTTTACAAAAATATAACGGACCGTCAACAGGATCCATACAGGCTTCTAGATGCTTGACTTCCTCTAACGTGTATCGTTGAGGTGCATGAGCCTTTTTGATTAAATTGCCGTCTAGTGATTTTGCCATACTGTTATTTACTGAAAAAAATAGGCTCCGAAGAGCCTATTTGGTTTTGTATTTTTTATGCTACCACACTGGGATCATTTACATTTCTTTCCAATCTTAGTTACTGTCTATGCATCTATTATCTCAGAGTTTGGTTGAAGGATTTCCAGTGCTGCTTTCGGCATAATGCACCACAGACTGTGGGTGAAATCGTCAGACCAAATACCAAAAACTCCATACTCATCTGGATGCATCAACTTTTTTCGGTGTTGATCGGCTTCGTCAGCAGTTGAGAATCCTTTACTATAAGCCGTGAATAATGTGTTCATTTTATTTCTTTCCAATCTTGGTTACTACTTCTACTTTGCCGCTGGGTTTTTTATTTTTTATGCTACAGTAATACTGGCTGCTGCGGCTACTGTAGTTCCGCTAATGTCAATGTCGTTGGGACCGATGCTTGTGGTAGTTGCGCCACCACCGTCGATGCCAATTCTTCTAATCCGTACCTGCAGTTCTGAGGCTAAATTTACACTTTGATCCATAACCACGTGTATTGTGCCTGCACTGCTATTGGTAACAAAAAACATTAAAGGATTAATTTCTTTAACAATCTGTTCCACGACTTCATCTACAGCATCATCTTCTGCTCTTAGATCGATAGCACTGGCTCCGGCGTTTTTTACAGTAATCAAAAATGCATTTGCATTTAAATTATACAGGGTTCCTACTGTACAGCTGAGTCCGTTTGTTCTTGTAAATGATCCCATTTATAGCTCCTTAATCTTTTAATCTGCCATCGGCTTCTGCCGACTTTAACATATCTATACGATCTTTATATCCAGCTACACCTGGCTTGATGTCTTTGGCAGCTTTCTTTTCGCCTGCTGTTGGATTTTTAACGTGCTTCATTGTGGTGGCAGATTGATGAGATTTAACTTCTGATAACCGATTGCGTAATTCATTTCTAATAGAAGTTCTCAGATCAACAGCTTCAACACGTTGCATAGGATTGTCACCACCTGCTACTTTGGGATATGTGCCTTTAGGGCCATTCATACCACCGGCAAGTTTGTTGACCATATAGTCAATGTCTTTGTATTCTTCTTCCGGCTCGTTGACATATTCATTTTTCTTGTCGTCATCTTTTTCCATGTCGCTATCGTCACCGTCGTCACCTTGATCGCTTGAGTCTTTGTCAAGGTCATTGTCTCCGGGCATATTATCAGAGTCATTGTCACTTGGGCCACCCATATTATCTGCATCGGGCTCATCGTGTGGTTCGTCCATGTCTAGGTCTGGCAGCATCTTTAACGGGCCAGCATCTAGATTGCCGAGATCACCTATGGCAGATATGCTAGGTCCTGGAGGAGTCAATGATGGCATTGCAGTCATAGCGGGCATTGGCATCATCTTAGCTGGCTGATTAATCATATCTGGATTAACCTTGGTCATGAGTTTTATTAAACTTTCGATGTTGTCCATACCTTGTGCATTAAGATTTACACTCATACTAGGATGAGCAGGCGGTGCTTGATCATTCATTGACGGTGGCATGCTCATTGGCATAGGTGCATCGCCACAAGCTTCTGTAGCAGGCATTGATTGTGTAGTTGGTTGATCCAAGTCTCTCATCTTGGCTAACAGTTGATTAAAGTCCATTATTTACTCCCCATTGCGCTTTTAAGACCTAACTTGTCAGTCTTGCCTTTGGGCAGCTTGTATTCTGTTGGCCCAGTTTGATCTTTTTTACGTTGTTTTGCAGTTTTTTCAAGGTCTTTTAAAAAACCTTTGTTAAAGTCATCACCAAAATAATCTTTGTGTTTGACATTGGTATTTTCTTTGTAGTTGGAATCCAGCAACAGAGACTCACCTGATGGCTCATTGTCTAGTAGAACTTGGTCAGCTTCTGTAGGCTCACTGCCGCCCCTAACACGAAAGCAAGCCTCGTCAAGTCCCAGTGCTTTTACATCATTGGTTATTTCTGGTCCAGTAATAGGATATTCACAAATTACTTCGAACACAGTTACTTCACAATTTTTCATTGTGGGAAAGTCCAAAGGCAATGCCTGTATTGGGGTAGTCTTGATTTTTTCTAACTTGATACATTTGCAGCGATCTAGTGCTGTCTTCAAGTTTTCCTGAAATGCCTCGGGCAATTCTCCAGCCACTTTGACTTTAAAGTTATAGATTTTTTTGCTTTCAGCAAGATATTCTGTAAATGGTTTCATGTTAGTATTTATGCTTTGCCGCTTAATTTTTTAATGAGCTCGTTGCGATCTGTAATTACATACCCTTGTCCATTGATTACGTCATTTGGATCTTCGTTATTGTCTTTGTCAATCTTGTATTTTTTTAATTGTAAATCTATAGCTTTTAGCTTTTTATCAATCTTTGCTGCTTTTGCTGTAATAGCATTACCCATCATACTGCTTGCTACTTCAAATATCCGGCCGCTGTAACGAACTTCAACATTCATACCTAGATCCATTAGATCGTCGTAGGCTTTTTCTGCTTTACTAGCAAGATTGTCCAACTCGTTGTCATTTAGATCATTTAATTCACTTATCTGCGGCAAATTTTTAGTAATTTGATTAACAGCTTCAATGCTTTCATCTAGTGTTTTTACTTCTGTAGCTTTTTCTACTAATTCTTCGTTGATAGACTTAGGCACAACATTTATCTGTTTGTCGTCTAAATTGAATAATTCTTCAAGTTTCTTTGTCATAGCAATACTTATCAGCGTTTTGAACCTTGATGAAAAATATGTTCTTCGTTGACCACACGGAATTTAATACCTTGCTGCTTACACCATTTAGTAGCAGCTTCCCATTTGGCCATATTCTTTATATATTGTTGTTGATTATAAACGCTCTTGCCAACGTTGGCTAACAGCGTTTGACTGGCTGGTTTTACTTCAACCACTTCCGCATGTTTTGCTCCGTTCTTGTCAACGTAGGTGATAAAAAAATCAGGTACATATATGGTATATTTTCCTGTCAACGGATCTCTGTAGGGTATTTGTATGCTTTCGCTAGCCCACTTTTCTACGCCTTGATGTTCATCTAACATTCGCATGAATACAAATTCCCAACTTGATCTTGCCAATGGTGTTTTGGTCCCAACATATTTGCTAGGATTTTTCATTTCGAATCTTCCTTGAGCAAATTTGGCCATTATGGTAAAATGTTTCTAGTTTGATTTATCTTGATAACGTTCAGAGCTCTAAATCCCAATGAAGATGTGTTGGGGCGATATTTGTTGAGAATCTGTGCTACCACTGCACTGAGTTGTGTGCCGTTGAGGTCTTTTAGGGTATCCAGTATTTCAAAAACTTGGACGCCATCTATTTTGGCCTGACGCAGTATGGTCATGGCTGTGGTCATGGCAGCTTCCTCTTCAAATCCCCTACCTGTAAAAAATCCTATACTGGCAGTAACTTCATTGGCTCCAAATTCCAAAGGTCGTTGGCCGTAGGTATCAAAAAATAATTTTGTACTTGCAGCACTGTCTGTTTTTGCAACTTCTGGTAAATTAATTGTGCTCATGGAAATTCACCTGGACTTTCGTTAGTACTACCAGATGACTGTGGGAATGTATTATTAGCGGCCTGCGTTTGCAAAACTTTTTTAGTGGCAGTGGTAGCTACAATAGATCCTAATGCTGCTCCTATTTTAGGAAAACTGGCTCCTACTATACCGCCAACGGTGTTGGCCGCTGTTAAAATATTTGCAGGATTTTTAAATTCTCCAATAACTCCATCCACTGTGGGGAATTGACCCCCGTTGTTTTTATAGGTATTAATTTGAGAAATTGCTGTAGTTATAAATCCGCCTGGATTCTTCAATATATTCTTTTTGGTTACATCGCCGAATACAGACTCGACGCCACCTAGTATATCTCCAAATGGACCGAGCACATTTCCTAGTCCCAGTCTTGCTCCCAAGACATTGGGACTTGGTTCAACATCATACGATAGGCTTGCAAAACCATCGGGTTTTCCGTAGGCCACACTGCCTGAAAGATACCTTACACCTTCGTACTCAACAGTCATTGTGTTATCTAAACTTTCGTTTGCAGTATAATCTACCTGTCCGTGCGACCAAGATTTGATTCTTGGTGCCAGCAGTTCATATCCGTTGAATCTCTGTCTACTCAGAGTATATAATGCTATTTTTCTAAAAAAGTTTACAGGAGTAGCAAAGCCCATTCCATATGCTCCAGAATAATTCAGAAGACTCATGGGATGGTTGCCTTGTTCGTTTCCTCCGTCATAGGCATAATGTGAATAGTAGGCCGAATACATAGAATGCATGAGACCAGCATTATCGTCATGAAATGTTAGATTAATAGGTTCGTAATTTATTTTCTTATAAATCTGTTTGGTACGATTATACACATTCTTATTGGCCATATCAAAATTAAATTTAGGCAAATCTGTAGATTTGATCAACAGGCTGACTTCTCTTTCTGCTCCTGTAAATACAGCATAATAAAGAAATTTTGTTCTAGGGGCCAGGCGATAATTGTTGTCAACAAATATTCTTGTGGCGTGTTGAAAATTACCAACTACACCTTTGGGTCCACGGTCAATGTTATTTAAAAATCTTGTTAACTTACTAGTCATACAATTATTTATGCATAAAAAAAGCCCGAATAATTCGGGCTTTTTAGAGTTACGGTATTAATTAAATACCTGAGCTACCTACTGCTAGAGCACTACCTGCTGATCGCTTTGTGCCAGCTGTACCTACGCCAATAACACCAAGTGAATCTGGAGTGTTCGCTGCATTGTCATAAACAATAGTCAAAGCCACAGTGGCTGGTTCATTGGTTGTATAGTTCAAATCACCGTAGTCAGTGTTTTGCAAGAAGCATCCATAGCATTCCCAAGTTTCTAAAACTACTGGAGCAGCAGCGCCGTTGCCGCCGTCTAGTATTTCGATACGTGTGGTAAACTTGTAGTCAATACCAGAGCGGGCGCTGGCCTGCTCATGAAAATCAAACTGCTTCTGAATCTGTTGACCAACTAATTTGATAACAGTACTGCTGGCATCATCTCTGAGGTTCAGCGTAATATTTTCCCAGGTGTATTTGCCTGCAATTTTGATCTTGGAATTGTAAATTTCGATTGGTATTTCTTCAAAAGAAACTTTTGGTCGAGTAACGTCCATAACCTGCTTGGTAAGTTCTGTACTAGACGATGTGCCGAACCCTAGTAAAGTAACACGGAAGCGATACTTTAGTTTCGGCATCAACATACCGGTATTTGAACCAGCACCAGATGGGTTAATCGAGTAATTTGTTAATGATGTAATTGCCATTGTCTTATGCTCCGATATTGTATTTATTCATTAAATCTCACCTGTGTTCTTGAGACGCAATGGTATGTAAATAAATTCAACGGCCTTGGTTGGCTCAATGGCAACATCTACATATAATTCATTACGATCAATTCTACTTGGTGTGTTGTTGGTTTCGTCGCATACTACTGCAAAGTCATAGATAGCTCTTAGACCTACTAGTTCTAGCATCAAACTTTCTACAGCTTGTTTAATTTCATCACGAGTGATAGAATCGTTTGGCTCAAAGATATATGGACGAGCTAGTTTTGTCAACTGACTGCGTAGATATACAACTAGACGTGCCACATTGATACGATCCAGTGATGATGCATTTCTTGCACGAGTCTTTTGACCATAAGCTACCAATCCTGTGCCTACAAAGAACGGAATTGGATTGACTTTTAGATCATACAGTGTGTCACGCTGTCCGTTGTTTAGGGCAACGCTTTGGAATTCACCTGTCAACGAATCAATGTATCCCACTGCTGTGGCATTGGTAATACCGCCACGACGTGTTCCTGCCGGTGCAAACCAAGGGAAGCTCACTTGGTCGCTTAGAGCAATAGTTCTCAGCATCATGTGACTGGCCGGAACCACAGCGTTAGCACCTGTAAGATCAGTGGTAAATCCATTTGGATAATAAACCGCTGCATATTCGTCATAGGTAACAATACCGTTGTCTCCGTTGTCCAGTGCTAGGTTAGCGTTGGTACCCCAGGTTGTTAGGCTTGTTGCATCGCTCTTTAGACGCAATGGTGTATCGCCAACCACAAAAGCTGTGACCTTGCGATCCAGATTCAAGTTGATCAAATTGCTAAGTGCTTCTGGATATCCAGGGCAAGCAATTATATTGAAGTTTCTGCGTTCTTCGTCACGTGCTTCTTCGCTGGTGTCAATAGCACTCTTTAGTGCAGCAACCACAGCTGATCTTTGTGCCTTGCGACCAAAGCTGCCTGAACCATCTTCATTGTTAGGACTAGCTGTGGTCCAACGATCTGGCCAGTATGCTTCCATACTAGGTGATCCAGATTGTCTTTCGTTGTCTGCTGTGGTGTCAATATAACCATTGTTGTATTTCTTGACATTTCCACCACTTCTACGTAGGTTCCATAGCAACATACCCTTGGGATATAGATCTGGATCTGGCGAGTCTGGATCTAAGAAGTTGTTGGTCAACAAGTCTTTGATTGATCCAGTGGGTGCAGCAGTAGCTGATCCACCGGTAGTACCTGCACGAGCATCTGCAAATAAAACACCTTCTTCTGTAGTTTGATCAGTCTTGTCAACTAATACCCATTTTTGTGCAAGTTTTGTACCTGCATCAGGATTGAATTTGTATATGCTTGGGAAATTTTCTAGATCAGCTGTGCTGATCCAAATGTCACCGCTGACTAGTGCAGTACTGTCAGTTTGTGTTTCTGGCATTGAAGCAGATACAATCGGCCCTTCAGGATCAGTACCAGTGTATCCTGTAAAGTTTTGATAACCTACCCAGGTTGTGCCATTGTGTATCATTAGATCCACATCGCCAAACGCAGGATTATACCATAGTTGACCATCTGCTGGTTCTTCTAATGGAGCATCTGGGGTAGCGGCAAACACATCATTGACCAGTGGGATCCACAAAGAAGCCAAATAACTTTCTGGTGCACCTGTGGCCAACCCACTTGACAATGCATAGAAATTACTAGTTCCAGCACCTGTTGCTAGATTGTAGGCTGCAAACAATGTACCAATACAAGTGCCTGTGACATCAGTTAGTCTAATGTCGCCACCTGTCTTGTGTGTGAGTACCAATTCGTTATTGGTAGTAACACTGGCCACTACATTATTTGTGATAGCATCGCCAGCACTGTCAACATAGTTAGCACCATTAATCAATCCTGCAATAGTGAATGCATCATCGGCTGTAGCTGCTGCTGTAAATGTAAATGTACTTGCTGCACTTAGTGCCGCATCGCCAACAATTGACTGTTTGATTGTGAAAGTTCTTGATATTGCACTCAGTGTGCCTGTAGTAACAATTTTAGATTTAATTGCAGTTGTGCCGCTGGCTGCTCTTTTCCACAATCTAAATGTAGTAGTAGCCAATGTTTCATCCATGGCATCAAAACCATTCACTGCCCCAGTGGTAGCAGAATATGATCCTGCATCTTCTCTAGCATTTGTTTGTACAAATAATGCATCTTTAGGAAGATTTGCGCCGCCACCGGATTTATCTAGAAAGTATAGTGCAGAGTGCGGGGTTGCATACAGGGGTGCTTCATTAGCCATCCACGAATCAGTAGTTTGATTGTAACGTTTTACTCTCCAACGAGATCCGTTGTTTGGCTCAGTTGTTTTTAACCATACAGAACCTGTAGGACGAGCATTTACAGTAGATCCAAAATCTGATCTCTTAAACAACGGTATGCTGGTGTGTGGTTGTTGGGCAAGTACTGGGCACATATATGTGCCGGCAACAATGTTCAATTTACCAGTACCAGTACCCAGTGCTGTTCCACTGATAACAATACTACCTGTTCCGCCTGCGGTCGCAGTGGAATCACCGTCTGTGGCTGTGGAAGTACCGTCGCTGTATAGATACAATCTGTTGTTGCTGACAGTGGCTGTGATACCGCTGCCGTTCATTAGAGTATTGATGCTGGAAAGACAGGCAGCAAGACTAACACCCACTGTGATGCTTACGTCATTGATAATCAATGTACCTGATAATGTACCAGTCACTGCTGCAGAACTGAATGCTGTGGGATGACTAGCTGTCCAGTTAGGACTACCAACTAGTACCCATGTACCGGCTGTGATACCAGCAGTGGCATTGCCTGCACTCTTGTAGTACATTCTTACCAGTTCATCATCAGCTAAAAATGTTCCGTCGCCTGCGGCTGTTTGAAACACCACAGCATAATCACCTATTGTGCCTACCGATGTTTTTGGAGCATTGCTGTTGATGTTGTCAAGATCAGCGTCTGTGAGTACCAATGGGGTTTTAGCAGTAAATTTTTGACCGCTGTCTGCTAATGCCAAGCCATTCCATTCGTTGATTCCCCAAGTAGTAGTTTGTGTGTCTACCCACCACTTGCCGTCAGCTGGATCCGCTCCCGGTGCATCTGTTTGACCTTCTAATTCATTTAGGTTGATATCTGCACGTAGGATAAATGCAGAATTTGAAACGCCCAACAAGCTGTAAGCAGCTAGTAGACCGTATTCGTTTCTTTCGCCACCGTGTATAGGACTAGCCGATACTGTCTTTTCAAAGAACGGTGAACCAAATGTGTCAACAAGTTCTCGTTGACTGGTCATTTTGAATACCTTGCCTGCATTGGCTGCAGTGGTACCTGAAGCTGTGCCTGTGCCAGCTCCGTTTATTTTGTTTTCAGCAGTGGCTACAACAATTAACGGAACCGTACCTGGTTCAGCTGGAGTATAAAAACTCTCGTCAATTACTTGTACTTCTACGCCTGGTGATGTTAGTGCCATTCGACTGTCTCCTAGGGTTAAATCAATGTACTATTATTTAGCGCCATCACAAAAAAACCCCAGGATATACAAGATGGCAAAGGGGCTGAAAAGGCTTACTTCTTTTAAATAACTATATGAGACCTTTGTGTAAATGCGGTTCTAGACCCCGTGCTGTTAACTATAAAAAGAACAACAAGATCTATTATCGAAGCCTGTGCGAAATCTGCATGGCTAATGGTCTAGGTTTTGGTATTCCTAGATGGTATCGCTCCGGGTATCGAATTAAAAATCAATGCGACAAATGTGGATTTCGTTGCGCCCACAAAGAAGTTTTTAAAGTATTTCATATGGACGGCAATCTAGACAACTGTCGTCATAACAATTTAAAAACTGTGTGTTCAAACTGTGCTCAAATACTAGGCAAAGAAGGAATCACTTGGCGACAGGGCGATCTTGTCGCTGACTACTAGACTGGCTGACTGTCTGTAAAGATCATCAATAGTACTGTTGTTGTCAATGACCACATCAAAATCACTACCTAGCCAAGCCCACTCGCTGGCGTGTATCTTGCGCATTTTCATGGCATTCAATCCCACATTGTTGCCTTGATTAGCACTAACTGCATCTGCATACCAGGTAGGCAGTATGCCTCTTTGTACCCAAACAATGCTGCCTCCTGCACGTTTTAGTGATTCAATTTCATTGGGGAATCTGCAATCTGAAATAACAATATTATCTCGACTGTTACGCAGTTTGTTTTCTAGGCTAGAAATCCAGATATCATCGTGGAATGCCTTACGACAAACTTCAGTACCCCAGTATTGCAACACCCATCTCGGAGTCAATGTAGGCATATCAAGTCTAGCGGCCCACCATGGATCAACCTGCTCGCGCCATTCTCTAGCTTCTTTGGTACGGCCTTCGAGCATGACTCGATCCCAGCCAAAAACTGCTGCCACTGCATCTTTAAGAGTTGATGCAAAACTTTCTCTACGGAACTCGTGAAAATTCACTAGGTAGTCTGCAACTGTGTCTTTTCCTGAGCCAATAAAACCGCAAATTCCAATAATCATAATATTCTCCAACTGTATAAAGTATACAGGAGAATATTGCTGCGGTCAACCTATAATAAAAGTATATCCCTGGCCGCCTGGTACTAATTTTATCAAATCATCTGTGAGTTTTTCAATTTCAGCCGTGGCTTCTGCTTTCATTGCTGCACCGTTTAGGCTGCTTCCGCCTTGAGGTCCAGCAATTTGAGCAAACTTTTCACGGGCTTGTCCTAGCATCATCTTGCAGTTGGCCAAACTATAATCTTTGATCCATTGTCCAGCATAGGTATCGTCAATGATGGCAAAATCTGGCTTGGTGTTATAGACCCATAACATTACTTCTTCGTCGCCTCTAGGACGCTGTTGAATCATTATCTTGCGACTCTGCGGTTGCCAAGTAAAATTGATGAAAGATCCAAACATCTTGCCCACTAATTCTTGATAACCACTGAACAATTCGTAGGTCAGTAGTCCTCCCATATTTGTTGAACTCAACAAATAGGTGTTGGTATAGGCCATGTTGAATGGCTCAAATACTGTGCCGCCTGTGCCGTTGCCGCTTCTTGAACCAACTGATCTACGAAATATCTGTCGCACCTGTTGTACTTCTTTTGGCAAAATATATTCTTGCTGGTTTTCTCTCAGTGTTAAAAACGCATAACTTTCTTCAACAGCATTGTCTGAACGCTGTCGAAACACGCCTAATGCTCTGTTTAGTGCAGTTTCGTAATGTACGGGATCTAGTTCTACATCAATCATGCCGTCGCCCAGCATGGCTTTGCAATAACTAAAAACTTCTTGCTTGGATTGGTCTATTTGGCTCATACTGTTATTTATCGTAGCGGTAAATATACTACTATGCCAAGACTAAGTCTTTACCGTCCCGAAAAGGGCAATGATTATAAATTTATAGATAAAAATATCTGGGAAATGTTCCAGGTTGGAGGTACTGATGTTTTTATACATCGATATCTAGGACCCGGATCTACAGGTAATCCAGCCTCGCCTACTCTACCCGTGTATAACACAAGCGATCCTACACAGATACAGGATTTGCTGTTCCTAGAAAATAGAGATCGCAAATACGATCCCGACATTTACGTAATGCGAGGTGTGTACAGTCTACAAGATCTAGATTTCAATCTCAGTCAGTTTGGATTATTTTTACAAAACGACACAGTTTTTATAACCTTTCACATCAACGATACTATTGAAAAATTAGGTCGTAAATTGATCAGTGGGGATGTTATTGAACTGCCACATCTCAAAGACGATCATGCTCTCAATGATTTTCAATTTGCTCTAAAAAGATTCTATGTGATTGAGGAAGTAAATCGAGCCGCGGAAGGATTTTCAGTTACTTGGTATCCGCATCTATATCGTGCCAAATGTAAACCACTGGTTGACAGTCAAGAATTCAAAGAAATACTAGATCAAGTTGCCAACAAAGATGCAATGGTTGGCACATACAATGCAGCTGTGACCTACTATCCAGGCGATGTTGTTACTGGACTGGATGGAAAACATTATACAGTGCTACAAGAAGTTACCGGAGTTGCGCCTCCTAATGCTGTCTATTATGAACTAGCCGACAGCCTACGAAACATAATGAGCACCTACGAAAAAGAAATGCAGATCACTCAGGCAGTTCTCGATCAGGCTGAAGCAGATGCTCCGAGAAGCGGCTCGGATACCACACAGTTTTACACGTTGACAGTGGATGAAAATCAATTGCCGGTATTAGTCAGCGCAGATACCAGTCAATTAGACGCTAGTCTAGAAACTCAGGCCACTGATGAAGACGGCAATCTCTTGTACAACACCGATGGTACTCCCGTATATGTAGGGGCCACTGCTGCCACTGCTCTGTTATCATCAGAAGTATCTGGTTATAACGGATACCTAGTAGGCGGCGGAGTTCCTCCAAACGGTGCGCCATTCACAGCCGGTATAGCCTTTCCGATAGCTCCTGCAGATGGTCAATTCTGTCTACGTAAAGATTACTTCCCTTATAGGTTGTTTAGATACAACGGATCAAGATGGGTCAAAGTTGAAGACAAGGTGAGAATGACCATGAGCAATCTCGGACCAAGTGATGTTGGAGTGAGCGATCAATTTGAAGGCAAAGATGTTCGCCTGACACAAAAAGCTGG